GGCGGGACCAAATGGAAAGGCAACAAAAACTGCTTACAGTTCTTTGTTATCTTATTCATATGATCTTATGGCATCTATATTTAAGATTACAGATCAAAAGGGTATTGATTATTTCCAAGATCAGTATAACTATGCTTGAAAGAAGGGTTTTCCTTCTCAAAAGCTAGGTAAACTTTCGTTTATTTATGATCCTGAGTGTAAGCTAAGAATAGTTGCTATAGTTGATTACTATACACAATTATTTCTTAAACCTATACATGAAAAGATCTTTAACAAGTTAAAGAATCTTCCATGTGATAGAACTTTTACACAAGATCCAACAAATAAATGAAAGGATGATGGAAATATGTTTTGATCGATAGACCTGTCATCAGCTACTGATAGATTTCCGATTTCATTACAAAGACGACTTCTTGAGATAGCTATATCTAAAGAAGTTGCCGACGGATGAAATCATATTCTATCAACAAGAAAATTTGAAACTCCAGAAGGTAATCTTATTTCTTACGAAGTAGGACAACCTATGGGTTCATATTCTTCTTGAGCTGCCTTTACACTAACACACCATTTAGTTGTGCACTGATGTGCAAAACTAAATGGAATAAATAATTTTTCAGATTATATACTTCTTGGTGATGATATCGTTATTAAAAACGATAAAGTTGCCAAAACTTATATGAAATGAATGAATTATTTAGGTGTTGAACTATCTGATAGTAAAACACATGTATCTAAGGATACATATGAATTTGCTAAAAGATGGTTTAGTAAAGGGAAAGAAATTACTGGATTACCTATGAGGGGAATTGTTAATAATATTAACAACCCCTTCATAGTAATGGTAAATCTCTATGACTTTTATAAAGTTAAAGGGAATTACATAAGTTCTTGTAAGAACCTTCCATGTATTCTTTCTTCTCTTTACAGAGGTCTAAGTTTCAAGTTATCAAAGAAATTTGATAACAGGAAATTTAGAATGAAGATCTATACTTTCCATAAGTCACTTGATTATTCATTTGGTTATTCAACATATGATTCTCTTAGAGAATTATTATGTTTGAATATACAAAATGAACAGTTTATGATCCCAAACGACCAATTAATTCGTACAACGTACGATGAGGTTATAGGTTTGGGAATGGGAAGCTCCGTTCAAGATAGTTTATTTGCTTTGCAAGACTTAGCACAAAAGGTTATTAATGGTAAAACCATTTATAATCTTGAAGATGCTAATGAGCTTAACAAGTATCCTATCTTTAAAGGGATAGTGAACTATATTAATAATTATATAGATAATGTCAGTAAATGAGAGATTAACTCTCTCAATTACAGAGACAAATCTAAAGAATTATTAATGTTAAATGTTGACCATGTATTAGGAAAAGAAAGGAATAAAACACTTTCTTTACTTAACACTGGAAAAATATTTAACTTAGGATTTAGAAAAATAAATCAAACTGAAGAAATAATGTATGGTTCATCAATTGGTGAATCAGATTATTCCTACAACTTTGATCTAAGTAATTACTTAGTTTCTAATATCGTAAATAGTTCAACAATGTATCTACAAAGATTAAGAGAATTGGAAGCAGGAACATACAAAGAACCGGTGAAATCAACACCGAAATCTATGTATGATGCCTACGCTAATTTCTTTAATTAGTAGATTATATTCATAGATCCTTCTGAAAGAGAAGGAGGGTATGGTATATTTGTATATATGGTAACATATATACATGTAAGCCATACGGTCAAGAATAATGACCATCAATTCTACGCAAGTAGAAT